ATGAGGGACAAACCCGCGAACCATAAACGCGGTAAAAACCCGGTGTGCATCGTTTTTGATTATTCCCGCACACTCTCGCAGAAGGAGTTCCCCGTCGGGCTACGGTCTCTGTTAATACGGGAATACGGCGACGATACAGCGCATGATGTGTCAGGCTTGAATACCTTTATCCGTTAAAAGGGATATCAGTTAAGTTATCCCGTGTAGGGTATAAGCCATTATCAAAGCCACTCTGTAGGGAGTGGCTTTTGTAATGGCAATAAAAAGCCCCGCGAATACGAGGCTAAATCCTGGTATTTGTAATGACTGGCTCTTATCTCAACGCAGCCCCTTACCGCGCGCCAGATGCTCAACTTCAAGCATCAGCAATGAGATGTTTAATCTGGATTCACTCCAGAAGTGATCACCACCCTGTCTACAGAGCCAAATGTGAAGGATGATGAGTAAAATTATCGCTATCATCGAAGGCATTGCGTCCTGATATATTCCTGAAGCGTTCTCAGTGCTGTCTGGTCTCTGATGATTCCGTCCCGGATACCGAGAACGTTTCGTCCAGCAACTGGAGAGAGTTCGACGGTGGCATCATTGCCCATGCCGGAGGCGCTGGAAGTTTCGGCTGCGGATGGCACAGAGCATTTTCCTTTGACGAGCACCCGACCACCATTATCAAGCTTGCGCCGAAGAGCATCATTTTCAGCTTTCGCATTAGCCAACTCCTTCGTGTATTTAGCATCGAGTACATCAGCAGCACGCTGGCGTTGCTGCATGTCAGTAATGGTGGCGGTCGCCTGCTTCAGCTCACTGACTTTTTTATCCCGCTGTTCTTTGTAGGCGATGGCGTTATCACGGTAATGATTGACCGCCCACGACAGGCAGACGATGATGCAGATAACCAGAGCGGAGATAATCGCGGTTACTCTGCTCATTGTTGCCCCCACAAACAGACTTCACGCTCAATCTCACGACGAGTCATCAGGCCTTTCCATTGCTTACCGCCAGCGTATATCCAGCGACGTAGCTGGTCACATGCGCCTTTGATATCGCCCTGGTTTATTTTGCGAAGAAGCGTCGATGTTCTGAAATTGCCAGCACCCACGTTGTAGACGAACGAGTAAAGAGCGCCGCGCGTTGTTTCCGGTATATCGACTTTGATGTACGGGTTAATTTGTCTGGCAACCGTGGCAAGGTCTTTATTCAGGAGGGCTTTGCATTCTGCTTCGGTATACGTTTTACCGAGCATGATGTCTTTTCCGGTGTGTCCGTGACATACAGTCCATACGCCAACGATATCTTTGTATGGTATGTAGCTGACACCTTCCAGGCCATCGTCACCACTTGGGCCAGTGATTAACACTGATGCTATAGCAATTGCTCCGCCACCAATAGCAGCAGCAACTGCTTTTCGTAATGATGGAGGCATTATTCACCTCTCGCAGCCTTGCGCTTATCTTCTTTAATCTTGAAATAAAGGTTTGTCAGGTACGTCAGCAGGCCAAATACCAGACTACCCAGCACACCTATTGCCGCCCACTGTGAGGGCGTGACTTTATCGAGCAACTGTAAAAACCAGTACCCGGCACTACCTGCTGAGGTGCCATAGGCGACACCCGTTGTTAACTTATCCATGGATTTCATAACCCCACCTCGCAGATGCGGGTGCTGTGTAATGGAAATAAAAAGGCCACCTGACGTGGCCACCAGATTATTTCCCCACCAGCTCGTTTATCTCTTTCACTGTCTGGTTAAACCGCTCTGACTCAAGCTCAACACCTAAGGCCCGACGCCCCAGCGCCATTGCTGCTTTTATTGTGGAACCGGATCCCATAAAAAAATCAGCAACCAGATCACCAGGTCGACTACTGGCATTGATTATTTGCCTGAGCATATCCGCCGGTTTCTCACACGGATGTTTACCCGGGTAGAACTGAACGGGTTTATGCATCCAGACATCGGTATAAGGCACGGAGACTGATACGGAGAAATAGCGCCGGAGAGATTTAAACTCATCCAGCAATTCAGAATATTTGCGATTCAGTGAATCATAAGATGCCACCAGCTGGTGGTGTGGTTGTTCCAGTTGTTGTTCCTGAAACTTCTCTGCCGCTATACGGGAAAACAGTGCCTGTAACTTCCGATAGTCAGCCTCATTCGGCAACTGCCACTGACTGGCACCAAACCAGTGGGAAACCATATTTTTCTTACCTGTGGCTTCGGCAATTTGTTTTGCCGTTATACCCAGTTCGGCACGAGCATCCCTGAAATACGATATCAGCGGTGCCATTATGTGCTGTTTGAGTTCCCTTTCTTTTGCCGCATAGCCGTCACTTTTGCCACGATATGGCCCCTGGTAATGTTCAGCAAACAGAACGCGCTCTGTGGCAGGAAAATATGCGCGCAGACTTTCTTTATTACACCCATTCCAACGTCCGGACGGCTTCGCCCAGATGATATGGTTAAGCACGTTGAAACGTTCACGCATCATGATCTCAATATCAGATGCCAGGCGATGCCCACAGAACAGGTAAAGGCTTCCGGCAGGTTTCAACACCCGCCAGAACTGGGCCAGACAATGGTCCAGCCACTTAAGGTAATCTTCGTCCCCTTTCCACTGATTGTCCCAACCGTTGGGTTTCACCTTGAAGTAAGGCGGATCGGTAACAATCAGGTCAATGGAATCATCAGGCAGGGACTGAATAAAATGCAGGCAATCAGCGTTGATTAAATCAACACTGTTTATTTTTACAGTATTTTTCATGGATCAGTAAGCGTAACTCTGGTAGGCTCACTCTGCTTTTGCGCTAAAGCAGTGGGCCGTGGTTCGCTTGTGACCAGTAAGCATGAGCGAATGGCTGGCAGGTGCTACCAACACCCACCAGCCGCCCATTTTCACAGCAGGAAACCGCCATTACTGGCAGCGTCTGAATTTATTCCCGTACCCGCCGTTATCCTTCGCCAGACCCGCCAGAACTAACTGAGTCAGTATTAACTGGCACCGGGCTTCGCTTACTCCGGTAGTTCTCGTCATCATGCGTGGCGTTACCCACTTGTCAGCAGGTAAGAAATGAAGGACTGCGGCGGCGGTTTCTGTCATATCTTGCTGTTTTAGCATGTCTTTTTTCCTTCTGGTTAACATGACATACCAATAACTCTTGTCTAAAAAGCCAGCAAGATAAAAAGTCAGTATTCACGATCACCAGCGTGTTTACCGTACTGCCAACATCAAGGCACAAAAAAACCCGCTCAGCGGCGGGTTCTTAAATCTTATCAACGGTAGACATACAAAGCCCATCGTTGGAAAAATCTTATCCATATTTTTTGAAAAATGCAAGCATTATGTCGCCATCTTCGGCGAAAATCATTTATCTCGTCACTTTTCTTAATTGCGCCTCAGCATATGCTTCTTCCTGCCAGCACTTTGTAACCAGTTTATCAATGACATCTGCATATCCTTTGTACCACTGATAATCTGTCAGGTCTGGTACTAGCTTCTGGACATGATGCCGCGCCAGTGTGGTTGGTAAACGGCTAAACCGGTTTCCATTGCAACGCCCACAAACCTTATAAACAGGCGTGCCATGAAGCCGGGTTCTTTTTTCATCCAGGACAATACCTTTACCCTTACACCCTCTGCACGCTGTGCTGACTTCTCCCTTACCATGACAATGCTGACACAGTTCCTTCACCCACTCTTCCTTGATAACAGATTCCCCGCTTCTGGAGTGTTTCACCACTTCGCGCAATACATTATGAAATCCAGTACCAGCACAATGCTCACAGCGAGCCTTACTTGCCGCAGACCTGGAATAATCAGCAAAGGCAAAATTCACAAGGTAAGGGATGATCTGTAACCGGGTTTCTTCACTCAATTTGTTCAATGTCGGGTTATCCAGTGCCATCGCGTAATTGAGCAGACCTTCAATCGCAAACTGAGGATCCTGAACACCAACTTTTGCCAGGAATAAGGCAAACCCAAGCGGTGCTTTCGACTGCACCATCCCCTGCGCAGCCATTACATCCGTAATTGTTAAACCACCAGAGCCTGTCGCCGGTGCGTCATCGCTCAATTTTGGAGATTTCGGGGAGTAATATTTCGGTAAGGCTTCAAGGTTCATGCTCGTTCTCCACTTACGCCAGTACGCCTATTGCCAGCGCACGATCGATAAAACGAAATATCAGCTCCAGCTGGGAACCATACTTCTCTTCAAATGCCACGGTATCCGCATGCAGCTCGTCGTGATGCTTTCTGCACAAAGGCAACACAAAGAGGTCATGCGCTTTTGTACCCATTCCCCCCTGACCGTGGCCTATCAGGTGGTGGGGATCATCAGCAGGCTTTCCACAACATGCACACGGCTGTGTCTTAACCCAGCGTGTGTACTTTTCATTAACCCAGCGGCGACGTTTTGGGCGTAACATAAAAGACTCCGGCGACTCCGGATCCACTTTCAGCGCCAACACCTTTTTCGCTTTATCCTGGATAATGCTGGTGGCAGGAACCGAAGGAACAAGGTCACTCTCCCGGGTGACAGACGGCACAACAGGCTTCGGTAATCTCAGTGCCTTACGGGCTGCACTTTCCGGTAAGGCATCCGCCAGGTCATTACGAATCAGCCACCAGCACAGTTCCGGCATTGTCACAACGTGACTGTCATCAAAACCGAGATCCCGACGCACAACAGACAACACCCAGCGGGCACAGTTATCCGTTGCCATTGATTCCAGCCGTTCCGTGAACTGATCACGCAGCTGGTTATCGCAGTGCCAGCACAGACGGATTGCGCCCGGCGCGTGTCGCATTGTGGTCATGTTCTCGCTGTGCCAGTCGGAATGAGGCCACTGGCAGCCTTTTTCACGAAGTAACCAGCTTTCAAGACATTCCACGCCACCAGCACGACGGATCACTGCCTCATTGCGGAACACGGCCCGAACGGCAGGATCATCCGCCAGCGGTTGTGATGCCGCCGGAACGGCACCACTGGCGAAAGATGAATAACGTTCCGGCTCAGGCTCCAGCAGGACACGCCCCTGCATAAACAGGGGCATCAGCTCTGAACCTGGCCTGAACAATACGATCCCCATACGCGGGGCAATTTCAGGGGTCAGTAGTGCTCTCACGGTCACCTCAATGAACGGTATCGAGCAGCTTTAACAGCTCAGGGAATCGGGATTCGAAGAAATGCGGCTGCGTCTCGCGCGGATTTGCGGGACTGGTGATGTTCTTGCCGAACATGCAACCTTTCGCTGTCAGCGACCAGAATTTTTTGATGTTGTTAATCGCGGTACGGCTGTATCGTTCGCGTTGTTCAACGATCCCCAGCTTCTCCATCTGGTGATATGCCTGATTAGCCGTAAGGCGGATACCATACTGTTTCAGCAGTGCACTCAGCGACAGCGTAGGACGACTTGAGCCATCAGGCGCGTCAGCAGGAGCATCAATGGCATAGCGCGGTGCCAGATTCGGTAAGCCAACAGCCTCCTGGAGTTTCTGACAGGCACCAAGCACTGAAGAGTTAGACAGGTTTAATTCCCGGCGCATAAAGTCCAGCAGAATCACACCAGCCTGCATCTTGTCAGCAGCCTGTCCGGATAATTTTTCCGGTGCGCTGGTTACCATGTCGAAAGTACGGATCACCTTCAGATGGAATGACGGGCTGATCCACATTGCATAGGCATACACCAGTTCCTTGCAGACATACGTTCCCCGTTCATTTCCCCCATGAATCACACTCACCGGGTCAACACCCAAATTCTGGGTGTTGGTCAATTCATGAACAAGCTCAACAGTTTGTTGGCTGGAAAGAAACTTTCCTGGCTCCTTGGTTCTGGCATTTGCACCAGATGCTACTGCTGCGCGATGCAGATCGTTCAGGCTGTAACGCCCATAAGCATCACGACGAACTTCAATACCATCAATGACCATCAGATTATTCATACTTCGTTTCTCCTCTTAATCAGGCGGCTGCACCCGCCGGTTTCTCATACTTACTGATAGTGATCTCGACCTTCCCTTTCGGGATAACCGGTCCCCACTCCACCAGCATTCTTTTCACCTGTCTGTCGTCTTCCCACACACCCGCGTGGGTCAGGGCGTCAAACAGAGCCTTGTTATAGTTGTCCAGATCGCGGATCCGGTTATCCGGAGGAAACAACACGATCTCCACTGAAGCAGGTGCCGACGTTGGTTTCGGCAGACGACGTAACTGCTCAACTATTGCTGCGCACGCCGCGCTCTGAAATTTTCGCCCCGCCTCGCTTATCAGGCTCTTACCAGCAAATGCCCCTTTGTTGGGGTGTCGCCAGTACGTGTTCACACTGGGCGGGAAAGGAAGGATCAACTTCATACTTTCAGGCCCCTCTCATGTAACCAGTGTGCTGCACGCAACCTAGCGTTCTCCTCACCGGCAAGCAGTGCGCGGATGATACCGACCGCTTCGCTGTCGTCGTCCTTCACTGCGGTATGAAGCGTGATCCCCCGGGCCACGCCACGCTTTATCGTGATGACGCCTTTTTTCTCCAGTGCGCGAAGATGCTCCACCGCTGCATTCACTGAACGGTATCCCAGCATGGTTGCCACCTCCTGATTGGTTGGCGGGAAGCCACGTTCTTTCTGGTAAGAAATCAGCATATCCAGCACCTGCTGCTGGCATTGAGTTAACGTCGTCATGCCGCCATCTCCCTGACCAGTTTTTCCGCCTGCTGGCGAACCTGCGCCAGAAAGGCCTCACCACATGCCTCAAGTTCATCGCGCCCGATGTAGCTGATTGCCGGTCCCTTCCAGGTCTTGTCGAAAACAGCAATAGCACCAGCGAAGAACGCTCCTGTCGGCACCTGCTTCTCATCCTTCGGGATAAACCAGGCAGGCAGTTCAAAACCAATACGCCCGCGAATAAAAGCAATATGGTCTGCATCTTCCGGCCACCAAACTTCGCTGGTGGCAGCTTTGATCAGGAAAACATAGCGCCCGCCCTTATCACGCATGGCACTGGCATGCTTCATGATGTAACGCATGCCGGTGATGTATTGCCCCTCATGCTGACTGGCGCGGCTGTATGGGGGATTACCAAAGGCAGCACCTTTAAGCTCCGCAAGACGTTCTGACCAGTCATGCGCCAGCGCGTTGTCTTCCGCCGTGTAATACGCAGCACATTTGGCGTTATCACCGTCAGTGAACAGATCCAGAACAAACGGGCCAAACAGGGTGTTAATTCCCCAGAAAATGTTGTCCGGCGTGCGCCACTGATCGCCCACGTCCTTCAGTTCATGGGCTGGTTTGTTCCGCAGTTCCACCAGCGCCTGGCAATATTTATTACTCATTAAGCCCCCACGTAATTCCCTGACAGATACCACTCTTCACCCGATGCAGCGCGCTTGCTGCTTTTCCGTAAGCACCGCTCACGACGCGCCAGAAAATTGTTTCGTTCTGGCTGGGAGTGGCTTTCACGGAATGCCGCCATCCACACGGTTGCAGCACGACGGTATAAGCCTCTTGACTCCAGTTCTTCAGCCTGGCGGGTCAGGCACAAAATCACCCGGGGATCGTTAGTGCCGACATAGAAATTGCGCACAGGTCTGGTTTCACGAACTGGTTGTGGTTCCGGCTCCTGCGCTCTCTCAGTCAGGCGCGGGAAATGTCTGCGTGTATCCCCTTCACAACGGTGAGCCACACGCCCACTCTGACGTAACTTGCTTGCTGACTGCAGTACGCGCTGCCGTGAGTAACCTGCAAAAGCATCCGCAATGTCTCCGGAAGTACACCCCGGATGGGCTTCAATGAATTTCTGAACGTCATTCAAAAGACTCATGATCACCCCCTGAATCCTGCCGGGATCTGGCTGTAGTCCACGTTGTCGTAACTGGATTTGAAGTACGGGTCCTCACGTCTGGCTGCAGATACCGCAGGAACTTCCCAGGATTCTTCGAAATGACGATCCGGACCAAAGAACGTGACAGCCTGTTTCACAAATTGTGTGCCGCTGTTACCCATCGCAGATACCCAGCCCGCATAGCGTTTCACACCTTCCAGCATGGTTTCGGGGTTTACCCCCTCATTCAAACGGGCTTTCCAGGCTTTGAAGGCTGCAGATTTTGAATTGCCACCAGCACGTTTGGGATATGCCAGCCATGCCTGCTCAAACTCCGGAGAATATTCCGGTCGGTTTGAACGAACTCGCACGGACTCATCAACTGATGCACCAACAGCTATTGGTTCATTGACTGGTTCTTTGACTGGTTCAAAAGAGTGACTGGTTCTGGGTGAATCTCCTGCACTACCCCCTGGTGCAACTCCTGCACTACCTGGTGAATTTGCTGCACCAGATAGTGAATTATTTGCACTACCCCCTAGTGAATCTCCTGCACCATCCAGATGAAGGAGATAGATATTACTTGAGTTACCTTTTTCACCTTTCCGGGTGACTTTTTTTACCAGCCCGGACTCACAAAGGGCCGCAATATGATTCATCACAGAACGTTTGCTAATCTCGCACTGGTCAGCAATATGCTGGTAGCTGGGCCAGCACTCACCCTGATCGCTGGCATTATCAGCCAGCTTGATCAGAACCAGTTTTCGCAATGGATTACCCACTCGAATTTTCATCGCTTTAACCATCAGCTCCATACTCATGCTGCACCTCCGAGATGCTTCATGTTTTTTCCGGAGCGAAAGGCTATAAGCGGCATACTGACGCGGTAATTACGGCCCAGCGGTTCACAAATCACCTTCTGGCATTCACGGTCAACCAGGCTAACACGTAGAACATGCCCTGCAGGTGTGGTGTACCACTGCCCAACTGTAGGAATTGATGTTTTTTTACGCTGAAGCAAACGGCAAATATTGAGGATCAACGGATTAAGCATGACGATGCCCTCCGCTGATATTCAGGAGACGGTGAATATGAAAATTAGCCTTATCCGCCAGACGAATACGTTCAGCCTGCAAGTTAAGAAGGGTTTCTACCAGAACTTGATGCGCCTGCGGATCCGAAAGAGTTACCTTGCGCAGAGCACGTAGTGCAGTTGTTACATAACTGAGTTTATGTAAGTCTTCATCATTCAGACGAGTGAGGGCTGGGACAGTAGCCATGATGGCAGCCTCCGATAACAGTGAATTACCTTCACCACCGGAAACGCCAATTTCGCTGGTGGTGAACTGAACGGGGTTGGCGTAACCGGCGTTATCGGAAACCGGCGCACCTTTCGGTGCCCCCGTCCAGCCCACCATAATTTGGGTGTGCACAGACGCAGACGATAAAAAAGACGCTGGCGCGTCATATATCGCCGATAACATTTCCAGGACGCCAATCCCGGCACCCGCTTTATAAGGTGCCTGAACAGTGTAACGTCCCGGAATGGCAGAATCAATGTGCTGGTGGTCCTTCACACTCAACAAAATCACGCCTGAATTTCCACAAAGGACTAAAGCACTCATGCGGGTAGTCTTTGCGAAGATAGATAACGCGCTGTGTTTCTGGCTCCCAACGAATAACATGGACATAAAGCCCTCTTCCGTCACGAAACCAGCGGTTAAGTTCCTGCACAACTCGCCCCCCACAGTCAGGTAAAGTTCTCTGTGGTTACTTACAGCCAGGTGATTTGGTAATCTGCATTCATGCCGTAACAACAGGTGTTCAGCGACACTGACCACCAGCTGTTGCGACAAACGGTTATTTGCCGTTAAACTGTTCATGCGTTAGTTTCTCCACAGACACAAAACGCCACGACGCCCGGAGCTGCACACTCGCGGGCGTCACTCTTTTCTGGAGCGCAAAAGATTTTGTAGACCAGTGCTGCATGCTCCTGGAGCTTCGAAATTGACAGATACAACTCATCATTAATTGCTGTCTGCTCGTGTGGCTCCACTACCCCATCTTCGATTGCCGAACGAATCTGCTTTGAGTAACTCCCGATCTGTTCGATGACTTCCAGCAGGCGCTGGTTTATATCGGCGTTCTCTACTTCCTCAATTTCAGGAAGCGATACAAACACCCCACCAGCAGACTGTGCGACAGCATCCGCAATGTAGTGAGTGCCAGCCGCGCGCTGTAAAATCATTGCCCATCCCAGCGGGAAAATCTGATCGCCATCTGCACGAAGGCGGTTGAATAAAGCGTTCTCTGTTACATCCAGCCACTCAGCAGCTTCAGCGTAACCCCCCGGCAACGCCGCGATAGTTTTTCTGACAGCTTTCACGTACCACTCAGGCTGTTTTTCTACTTTCCAGTGATGCTTACCCACGGTTAGCCTCATCGTTCTGTGGTTAAAAATTGAAGGTGTTCTGTTAATCTTTCGGATAGATATCCGGTCTTAAGTCAGATTTCGTAATTGCACCTGACGTGCATTGCTCAAGTTTTTTAGCCAGCACAAAACTGGCTTTTTTATAACCATTGAAAACCAGCCGTAAGTAGCCTGGTGTTGAGCCAACTTTTCCGGCCAACTCACCCTGCTGTTCTTTGGTTAAAGAGTCCCAATACGCTTTCATACAATATGTACCTCCGGTATACATATTACATGATTGAGATGAACCTTCAAGATACTTGTACCTTATCGGTACAAAGGTTTTAATTTCTTTATGAAAACAGTCCATGACATCCGGCGGTCTAACGCCAGAAAACTGAGAGATGGTGTTGGCGGGAATTCTTCCTTTGCCACCATGATTGATCGCGAGCCAACCCAGACCAGCAGGTTTATGGGAGATGGTGCTACTAAAAATATCGGTGACAGCATGGCACGGCACATCGAAAAATGTTTCGACCTGCCTGTCGGATGGCTTGATCAAGAACACCAGACAACAAACATCACAAAAAAACCTGATGTTTCAATTACTAACAAACAAATAACGTTAGTCCCTGTCATATCATGGGTACAGGCCGGAGCATGGAAAGAAGTTGGCTATTCTGAGGTTGATTTGAGCACAGCAGAAACTTATCCCTGCCCTGTACCCTGTGGCGAAATGACTTATATCTTGCGGGTGATTGGTGATTCAATGATTGATGAGTACCGCCCGGGAGACATGATTTTTGTAGATCCTGAAGTCCCTGCCTGCCACGGTGACGACGTTATTGCATTGATGCACGATTCAGGCGAAACCACCTTCAAGCGGTTGATAGAAGATGGAACACAGCGTTATCTCAAAGCATTAAACCCAAACTGGCCTGAGCCTTACATTAAGATTAACGGTAATTGCTCTATAATTGGTACAGTGATTTTCTCGGGAAAACCAAGAAGATACACAATAAAGGCCTAATCAATATTTATGAACCTGCTTCGGCAGGTTTTTTTATGCTTGACAATGTACCCATGAGATACATAATGTATCTAAAAGAAACATAACACAGGCAAGATTAAAACAAAATTTGGTTGTAACACGGCGTATGGCACATGCGTCGTTAGCGGTCTGGTGACGTTAAAGGGGACAATCCACTCCTTGCTCGAGCAAACAAACCAGGTAGCCGGAATGTGCAAGTCAATGATGATGCTGATAAGACGCCTAACCAGCGTGGCGATTCGGTTTGACGCCTGGGAAGAGACCAGGGTGCAACGATGAGGGCATTTATGGAACCGCGACAAAGTGTGGTGCCGTAACTGGCTAAGTGCTCTCAGCGTTGTGGTAATCCGCGAAATGGCGCGGCGGTAAGTATGGCGGGGTTACTCTTTCCCCGTTGAGGACACCGGATTGTCAGGTTGACCATACGCCTGAGTGACAACCCCACCACAACAGCCACTGCTTTGGCGGTACCAGTTTGTACACTTGCTTCCGGCTGGTACCGCTCTTTTTACAAAACAGAGAAGAGCATCACCGGACGACGGGCTCATAACCCAATCCATCCGGGCGGCTGCCACCGCAGGTGTTCTTCTCTGTTTTGTGGAGAAACCAACCGACCTTGCAGGGTCGATATGATGAGGAGCAGCAAAATGGCTAGCGAACGCAGTACTGATGTACAGGCATTTATCGGGGAGCTGGACGGCGGCGTATTTGAAACCAAAATCGGCGCAGTTCTCAGTGAAGTCGCTTCCGGTGTGATGAACACGAAAACCAAAGGTAAGGTCTCACTCAACCTGGAAATCGAACCGTTTGATGAGAGCCGTGTGAAAATCAAACATAAACTCTCATATGTCCGCCCGACTAACCGCGGGAAAATTTCCGAAGAAGACACCACCGAAACGCCGATGTATGTCAATCGCGGTGGTCGCCTGACTATTCTGCAGGAAGACCAGGGACAATTACTGACTCTTGCCGGTGAACCTGACGGAAAACTCCGCGCAGCAGGTCATTAATATCGTTCTTAATTAACTGATTATTTATCTCATCACTGAATATCTTTATATAGTGAGGACTTATTATGTCTCAGAACTTAGACGCAACCGCAATTAATCAAATCCATGCCCTTATTTCTTCTCAGGGTGTTAATGAAATTATCAGTAAGATTGGTGCCGATGCTGTGGCATTACCTGAGAATTTCCGCATTCATGATCTGGAAAAATTTAATTTAAATCGCTTCCGTTTCCGTGGCGCGCTTTCCACTGCCAGCATCGATGACTTTACCCGTTATTCTAAAGATCTTGCAGATGAAGGCACCCGCTGCTTTATCGATGCCGATAATATGCGAGCCGTCAGTGTGCTTAACCTGGGCACTATTGATGAACCAGGTCACGCAGATAACACCGCCACTCTCAAACTGAAAAAGACAGCACCGTTCTCTGCTCTGTTGTCTGTTAATGGCGAGCGTAACTCCCAGAAATCACTGGCAGAATGGATTGAAGACTGGGCCGACTACCTTGTGGGCTTTGATGCTAATGGTGACACCATTCAGGCAACAAAAGCGGCTGCGGCGGTCCGTAAAATCACGATTGAAGCAAACCAGACCGCTGATTTTGAAGATAATGACTTCAGCGGCAAACGCTCCCTGATGGAGTCTGTCGAAGCGAAGACCAAAGACATTATGCCAGTGGCATTTGAATTTAAATGCGTTCCGTTTGAAGGCCTGAAAGAACGTCCATTTAAATTACGCCTCAGCATTATCACTGGCGATCGTCCTGTACTGGTTCTGCGCATTATTCAGCTGGAAGCGGTGCAGGAAGAAATGGCTAACGAATTTCGTGATCTGCTTGTTGAGAAATTCAAAGACAGCAAAGTAGAAACCTTTATTGGTACTTTCACCGCCTGATTTCATTACTGCAAATGCCCCTGCGGGGGCATTTATGGAAACGTAATTTACTCAATAATCGCCGGATGGTGAGGGATTCTTTTTACCAGAATTCAGCGCGGTGCAGCGCATATACGTGGAGAACAAAATGTCATTTATTAAAACTTTTTCCGGGAAGCATTTTTATTATGACAAGATAAATAAAGACGACATCAATATTAACGATATCGCGGTTTCCCTTTCAAATATCTGTCGCTTTGCCGGTCATCTTTCGCACTTCTACAGCGTCGCCCAACATGCGGTTCTTTGCAGCCAGCTGGTGCCGCAGGAATTTGCTTTTGAGGCCTTAATGCATGATGCAACAGAAGCGTATTGCCAGGACATCCCCGCGCCACTGAAACGCCTTCTTCCTGACTATAAACGGATGGAAGAAAAAATAGACGCCGTAATCCGTGAGAAATACGGGTTACCCCCGGTTATGAGTACGCCCGTGAAATATGCCGATCTTATCATGCTGGCAACCGAACGCCGCGATCTCGGGCTTGATGATGGCTCTTTCTGGCCTGTACTGGAAGGCATCCCGGCAACAGAGATGTTCAACGTGATTCCACTGTCGCCAGGCCATGCCTATGGGATGTTTATGGAACGTTTTAACGAGTTATCGGAGTTACGCAAATGCGCATGAATGTTTTCGAAATGGAAGGGTTTCTTCGCGGGAAATGTGTACCGCGAGATCTGAAAGTGAACGAAACAAACGCTGAGTATCTGGTGCGTAAATTCGATGCGCTTGAAGCTAAATGTGCGGCACTGGAAAACAAAGTAATACCAGTGTCAGTTCAACTTCCACCAACAAATGAAAGTGTTCTGTTATTTGATGCTAATGGAGAAGGCTGGCTAATTGGCTGGCGTTCTCTCTGGTACACCTGGGGACAAAAAGAAACCGGAGAATGGCAGTGGACATTTCAGGTCGGGGACCTTGAAAACGTCAATATCACTCACTGGGCAGTAATGCCGAAAGCACCGGAGGCTGGGGCATAATGACCACTTTCACCGATAAGGAACTGATTAAAGAAATCAAAGAACGAATCGGCAGCTTAGACGTGCGAGACAATGTTGAGCGCCGTGCTTATGAAATTGCTCTGGCATCACTGGAAGCAGAGCCGGTGGCGTGGCTTCATTCAGACAATGGCTTAGGTATTCCGGCAATAACCAGGAGCAAAAACATTGCTGACAGTTGGTTATCAAAGGGCTGGTATGTTCAGCCGCTATATATGGCTCAGCCAGTGTCGGTGGTGCCGGATGCTCTTCCGTCTTTAAATAATGGCATAGTCGGCTTTGATGAAGGCTGGAACGCCTGCCGCGCCGTCATGCTTCATGGTGCCGAACCTGTAAGCCAGACTTACAAGTTGAACAAGCTGTCGGGCAACCCTCCTGTAACTCCGGATGGTTGGATAAGCTGTAGTGAGCGAATGCCAGAGGACGGTCAGCACGTAATTATTTTATGTGATGGCGCATTCGTTCTTTATGCGCAATATCGAGACGGTGAGTTTTTTGATGTTGTCCGCAATGGTGAGGAGTTCTTCGAAACGCAGAGCCGCAATGTAACCCACTGGATACCGCTACCGGAGCCGCCGCAGGAGGTAAATTAATGAACAACTTAATGACAACAAAACAAGTCGCCGAATTCTGTGGCGTTTCAATATCGACGGTGCTTCGCTGGAACAGCGTAAACCGGAGAACTGGCAAGAAATACAGACCAGACTTTCCAGATCCTGATATTAAATCCTGCCCAAATAAATGGGCATCACAAAAGATTTACAGGTTTGCAGGAGTCATTGAGTAATATGCCTTAGATCAGATGTAAGCTGACACACCACTATGGCACAGAGTCAAACCTAATCTAACTACCTGCTCTGTGCCAAAAGAAGATACTACTAACATAAGTATAAAATAATCAACGGGACACAGCTCATCTGTACTACTCCACAAGCGGGATAAGTTTTTTACCTGTGTCTTCAAAGAATGAAAACGAAGACCAGCGGTAAGTATATAAAAAAGCCACTTTGCCTGCATGTTCTTCGATAGCTTTTTTTAAATATGACTTGCGTTTACTGACTTCTGGAAATTTATCCGAAAAGATAACTATTGCTCTTGATGATAGTCCACCACCATTCCGCATAAAGAGAGTAAACTCACTCAATCTAAGCATATTGAAATTTGCACAATTCGCTACATCATTATCAAACTTAGCAACTATACTTTTTATTTTGTCATACAGACTGACCATATCCCTAAAAATATTTTCATCTGCCAACTGAATATTTCTTTCATTCAACTCTGTTATATATTTATTATCATCCACTATTCCAATAGGATATCGAGCATTTAAAACTATATCTCGAGACGCAACTTTCAATAACTTCAGTTCGTCAACGGTTAATGGCAAACCTAAATCAACAGCCATACAATCAAGTTTATGCCCATAATTACAAAACTCATTTTCAATAGCTTTTTTTCTCGCACCGAGATTCATTAGAAGAATCGCTGACTTTAACAACATTTCAAAAGCATACCCCAACATAAGTCTGCTAGTTTGATCAGTTGCCGATGCGATATCGATGTATTCATGAACAATAGGAGATTTCTTACTTGCTGCCCGAAGCAATTTTTTGTTTCGCTCACCTTCACTTCTCAACAGCTTCGCAGATAAATACAGTTTTTTAGACTCTGTTAACCAAGCCTTTCGATCAAATATACCTTTCCCATTTTTCTGCGTGATTATCTCGCTCTGCATCAATAACTCCTATGTTATTAGAACCAAACCTGCCACTAATCAATTGCAAATCTCGTCGCTGTTATTTTGACCAGACATTACATTGTCTCCATTTGTAAAATACCACTTAACTAACTTGAATGAGAAATTGTAAGTATTCCGACAAAACAGACTATCAGTTGGGGTCTGAGCTAGCACAAGTAATGATCGATTCAACCCTCTCCCACCACGCCTGGTAGGCTTTACGCTGTTCTTCTAGATAATCGCTCTTGTCATAAACCTGCCAAACCCCTGGCAGTTTATGGCCGAGCATTATTTCTGCAATATGAGGAGCAGTAAGATCAGAAAAGTTTGTTCGTGCTGTTCGCCTCAAATCATGAAGAGACCAATGAGGGAATTGATACCCCAAACGCCGCCATGCGTACTGCATTAAATTGTAAGGCAGCGACTGCAATGATGTTCGACCAACGGGTTCCCTGCTTCCTTCCTTAGTAAAAAGCATATCGGAACCATTGTTCATAGAGATAGCGTTCTTTATAAGCTCCTCCACCGGTTCAATAATGGGCCTCTTTAGCGGTTCGCCTGTTATCTCCCCAGTCTTATGTCGTTCTGGTGGTACAGTCCATACCTTATTAATGAAATCAAAATCGTCCACCCTGGCAGTAATTAGCTCTGAACTACGGCAGCCAAAATGCAGCAATAGCTTAATGAAGGCCCGGTATTTAGGAACCATTCGAGAACCATCGATCGCAGCATAAAGGATTTTAATTTCATCATGTGTCAGAAACCGTTTCTTCTGACCTTTACGGATATCCATATCTTTACCCGTGATATCCGACAGCGGGCGAGTTTCAATGAGCTTTCTCTTATACGCCCAGACATGGGCCTGCTTTGCGTTAATTAGCAATCGGTCTGCTATTGCTGGAGTCTTAGTGCTAAGAGGCTCCAGGACTTCTAACCAATCATGCAATGTAGCTGCATCGTGAGGGATATTCCCGATTTTAGAGAACAGGTGCAGCTCAAACGAGCGGAGTATCTGTTCAGAACCTTTTTTATTTTTTACACAATATGCTTCATACCAGGCACGGATCACAGACTCTACCGTCATGGCTTCAGTAGCTTTTCGTTTTTCAGCCTGCTTGACAAATCGTGGATTACGGTTTGACTCAAGTTCACCACGGAGACGAATAACTTCTTCTCTGGCCTCTTTTAATCCAGTTGCCGGGTAAGTTCCGATATCAAGACGCTCACCTTTCCCTGCCCATTGATAACGATATTGGAACACTACGCGACCTTTCGGTGATACTCTGACAGACAGACCATCACGATCGGATTTAACCAAAACCTTATCACGTTCCTTTCCAACGACTGAACGCAACCACGCATCAGACAGCGCCAT